AAGAATGTTTATACAATAATTTAAGTACAGAAGAATTTAATCATACATGGGAAACCCTCAAGGGAATGGTTGGTCTAATGAAGACTGATTATGAACTTGAGGATTTGTCATATGAGGAGGTAACTCGCGCCCATGGAGGAGTAGGTGAGGATAACCCAAACGAACCAGCTGGATCAGATTCATATTGACATTATACATATCACATACTATAATTGAACTGAAGTAATTCAAAGAATATGGCAAAAGGATTTACTGTTAAGGCGAATGCCCCCAAACCCAAAAAGAAAGAAGAATGGGACATCGCGGCAATCAAGCAACGTATGCGGGGCAAGACCATCGTATTCTGTCTGCCAGGCCGTGGTTGTTCTTTTACATTTCTAAAGAACTTTGTACAACTGTGCTTTGATATGGTACAGAATGGAATGAGTATTCAAATCAGTCAGGATTACTCTTCTATGGTTAACTTTGCACGTTGCAAGTGTCTTGGAGCAAATGTGCTTCGTGGACCTAAGCAGATCCCCTGGGATGGCAAACTAGAATATGACTATCAACTGTGGATTGACTCAGATATTGTTTTTGATACTAACAAGTTCTGGCAATTGTGCGATCTTGCAGTAAGTGAAAATGGGGAAGAGAAAGAAGTAACTGCTGGTTGGTATGCCACTGAAGATGGACACACAACTTCTGTCGCACACTGGTTAGAAGAAGATGACTTCCGTAAGAATGGTGGAGTGATGAATCACGAAACTGTCGAATCTATTCAAAAACGTCGTAATCCATTTACTGTTGACTACACAGGATTTGGTTGGGTATTGATCAAGAAAGGAGTATTTGAAAATCTTGAATACCCTTGGTTTGCTCCTAAGATGCAAGTCTTTGAGAGTGGAAATGTTCAAGACATGTGTGGTGAGGATGTCTCATTCTGTCTTGATGCAAAAGAAGCAGGATTTGAAATCTGGTGCGATCCTCGTATCAGGGTTGGTCACGAAAAAACTCGCGTAATCTGAGGTACTGAACTATGATGATGAAAGGCGGCACTTACGTTAAAGGTAAACCAAAGAAAACTCGGCAAGGAAACTCGCAGTATACATTAAGATCCGCGACTTCTCGTAATAATGCAAAGAAGAAGTATCGTGGTCAAGGAAGAGGATAAGATTCCACGATGGGTATATGTCATGGGATTATCTCTTATGGCATTCACAATATTTTGTTTTTTAATTATGCTCCTAGGAATGCTCTAGGGGCATTTTTACTGTATAGATATATTAACTGATTGTTTTACATGGCAGCTCTTATTTGCAACCTTCCTTCGGTGGAGGTTTGGGTAAGAAAAGAATATCTTACCGATCATCAATTTGGACATGGTGAATTCGTAAAAGGTGTCTGGGTATCATGCAAATCAATACCAGGACGTACTTTTTACTTTGAGACCTATCTACCTGAGTATGCGGCAATGTACGACAAATTGCCCATCAGCGCGTTTGTAAGCGCCCCTGAGACCCCTTCACCTGATATGGACCTACCTAACCTACAATTCTGGAATTGTATGGATTATGGCGTTGTGGCTATCACTAAGCAGTTTATTGGTTCTATGGACTATGAACTGTATACTCGCGACTTTGGTAATCAAAAAGGAACTTATATCTGTACCATTGATAACTATCATCAAGATCCTGAGGTAGTTGATTATGCAACAAGTGAAAATCCAGCAGAACATAAGTCACATAACTTGATTGAACTTGAAAATGGGCAATATGCACTGTATCCTAATAACAGAATGCGTATCTATGATAATAGTTTGACACCTGTCGAACCAAAACAACCTGATTTTAAGGTTTCAACTCAATATTATCAAGTTGAAAATGGTTTTGAACGACTTGGAATGGGTCGTGAAGACGAATATTTTTGGAAAACGTCAAAAGAACGTGAACTTGAAGAAGAAAAAGTTGAAGATATGTATAAATCTCAAGAAAATCGCCCGGTAGACCCTTAAAAAAAGAAAAAATGACCCCACATAACGATTTTTTAGACAATTTAGCTAATAATCAGCATCAAAAAATGCTTCGTGAAATTGCAAATGACGAATTAACACCTAAAAAACGTGATTCTGTCAAAGAAACTGAAATTTTTGAAAATGAAACAACTCCAGAACCACTTTATGAGTAAAAATCTTGATTATGCCTTAATAAATAAGATATAATCGCTAAATTTTTGTGCCTTTAGAACGGGTAAGTCAAGGTTTTAAAGATATTAGTATGACATTTCAGAGACATCCTCTGAATGATGACCTAATTGCGCTCAAAAATGAGCAAGCAATTGCCCGTTCTGTAAGAAATATAGTATTTACAACTCCTGGTGAGAAGTTTTTTGATCAAGATTTTGGATCTAAAATAAGTGCTGCTCTTTTTGAAAATCTTGATGATATTTCTGCAAGTATTATAGAGCAAGAAATCAAATCATCAATTAAAATATACGAACCGAGAGTTGAATTGGTTTCTGTTAAATTAAATCCAGATTATGACAGTAATGCATTTAATGCAACCATTGTTTATAAAATTATTGGTGCAGATGTGCCCCCACAAGAATTACAATTTGTCTTGCAACAAACTAGGTAAAAATGCCATTAGCTAACTTTACTAACCTAGATTTTAATCAGGTTAAAACAACACTTAGAGAATACCTTAAAGAAAATTCTAGTTTTACAGACTATGATTTTGAAGGGTCAAATTTATCGACTATTCTCGATGTTTTGGCATACAATACCTATATTACCTCATACAACGCGAACATGGTCGCGAACGAGGTATTCATTGATAGTGCGACATTAAGAGAAAATGTCGTTTCTTTAGCAAGAAATATTGGATATTTACCGAAATCAAGAAAAGCAGCAAGAGCTGTTGTAACATTTCAAGTTTTTACTACTAATATTAACCCTGTCCCTTCTACAATAACACTTAAAAAGGGTCCTGTAGTCACATCTTCAGGATCTTTTGGCAATCAATCATATGTATTCTGCATTTTAGAGGACATTACTGTTCCTGTTGTTGATAATATTGCTACTTTTAACAACATTTCTGTTTTTGAGGGAACTTTATTAACTTCTAACTTTACTCAAGATTATAGAAATCCAAATCAAAAATTTATTTTAGATAATAATGGCATTGACACTGATTTAATGACCGTTACGGTTAGACCAAATCAATCCTCTAGTAGAACTGTAAAGTATTCTCGTCAAGATAGTCTTTTTGATGTTAAATCTAATTCAAAAGTATACTACCTTCAGGAGGTTGATGATGAGAGATATCAGGTAATTTTTGGTGATGGTATTTTTGGAAATAAACTAAACTCAGATAATTATATTTCTGTAGATTATATTACATCCAGTGGCGATGCTGCAAATGGAGTCAGTTCTTTCTCTTTTGCTGGAAGACTTATTTACAACAAAAACGCACAAGAATACTCTGTAACATCTGGAATATCTCTTGTATCAACTGGAATTGCAGCTGGTGGTGGAGAACCAATTGAAAGTGTTGAGTCAATTAAAAAGTTTGCACCAAGAATTTATGCATCTCAAAATAGAGCATTAACAGCAAATGATTATGAAACATTAATTCCTACAAAAATTTATCCTGAAACAGAATCTATTTCAGTGTTTGGTGGAGAAGAGTTAATTCCACCTCAATATGGAAAAGTCTTTATTAGCATTAAACCTAGATTTGGAGATTTTCTTCCAAACTTAATTAAAGAAAATATCAAATTAAAATTAAAACAATTTGCAGTAGCTGGAATTGTACCAGAAATTTTAGATCTCAAATATCTTTATATTGAAGTGGATTCAAAAATTTATTATAATTCAAATCTTGCCCCATCCGCATCAGCAGTCTCTGCAATTGTTCAAAGTAATGTTGCTAATTACTCCGAATCTACGGAGTTGAATAAGTATGGTGCAAGATTAAAGTATAGTAAATTTTTAAAAGTTATTGATGATAGTCATGAGGCTGTGATGTCTAATATCACAACCATAAGCATGAGAAGAGATTTAAGAGTTCTTATTAATCAATTTGCCGAATATCAAATTGGATTTGGTAATGAAATTTATATTAAAAGATTAAATGGATTTAATATTAAATCATCTGGAATTTTAGTTGCAGGGATCAACCAACCAGTATATGTTTCTGATATTCCTAATACAAACAGAGTTACTGGAAGTCTTTTCTTCTTTACAGTGCCAAGTTTAGGGTCACAAACTCCAACTATTGTAAGAAGGAATGTTGGTTCAATTAATTATACCACAGGAGTAATTACTTTAAATCCAGTTAATATTATTGGTGCAAAAATTAAAGATGGTGTACAAATATTAGAAATCTCAGCATCACCTACATCAAATGATGTTGTTGGATTACAGGACCTTTATTTGCAACTAGATACTAGTAATAGTAACTTTGAAACTATTGTGGATGAGATTTCTTCTGGACTTGACCCCTCTGCATCCAACTATGTAGTATCGTCAAGTTATGCAAATGGAAATTTAGTTCGTTCCGGCGGACCAACTACAACTACAACCACAACCACGACTACGACTTCTAGATCGACTGCCGCCACGACAACCACATTAGCATCAAGTGGCACATCGGCAGCACCCAGTGGAACATCAGGTGGAACTTCTTATTCAGGAGGAACTACCACTTCTTCATCAGGCACATCAACTTCAGGTTCAACCTCATACTAAGACGATAAATTCATAAAATGTCAGAAAATAGAGTTCAATTTAACACTATCGTTGCAAGTCAACTTCCCACTTATATAAGGGAAGATTTTCCACTTGTAGAAAGTTTTTTAAAATCATATTACCTTGGACAAGAGTATCAAGGTGGACCTATTGATCTGATTGAAAATATTGACAAATATATTAAATTAGACGAAACAACAAATCTTACAGAATCCGCAGTAATGTCTGGTGACATTACTTTCTTTGCATCAACCATTAATGTTGACCCAGGAAAGACACCTACAGGCACTAGAGGTTTTCCTGACTCATATGGTTTATTAAAAATTGATGATGAAATTATTTCATATACTGGAAAGACAGATTATTCCTTTACGGGATGTATAAGAGGGTTTGTTGGTATAACTTCTTATAGAAGTGAAATTAATAAAGAAGAAGTTATTTTCAAAGATACAGAATCTGATGACCATAGAGATGGTGCCACTATTATCAACTTAAATTGTTTATTCTTAAAAGAATTTTTAACAAAGGCAAAATATCAATTAGCTCCTGGATTTGAAGGAAGAGATCTAACTCCCGAACTTAATCAAAATATTTTTATAAAACAAGCAAAAGATTTTTATATTAGTAAAGGAACCAATAAATCTTTTGAAATATTATTTAAAGCACTTTATAATAAAGATGTAAAATTAATCACGCCAAAAGATAATTTATTTACACCATCAAATGCTGGATATAGAATTGTAAATCAACTTGTTGTTGAACCTATTGAAGGTGACCCAGAAAATTTAGAAAATGCCACACTTTATCAAGATGCGTATAAGTTTGATAGTAATGCATCTAAGGCATATGCACCTATTACTAGTATTGAAAAAATAGAAGTTGGATTTGGTAAATCATTTTATAAATTATCTTATGATGGTGGATATAATAGAGACATTAACGTTGATGGGACATTATATGGAAATTTTAAAATTGAACCATCTACAAAAGTTATAGGTCAAGTTTCCGCAGGGACAACAGTTCTTGATGTTGATTCAACAGTTGGATTTGGATCAACCGGAGAAATATATGTTTCATATGCAAATGCGACCACAGGAATAGCCAGTTATACATCAAAATCACTTACTCAGTTTTTTGGTGTTACCGGGATTAGTACTAATATACTTGATTCCACGACTGTTGGAATTAACACATTTGCATATGGAAGGTCAAAATTAAATCAAAGTGAAATAATTAAAGTTAGAATTAGCAATGTTTTAAACTCCACAAATATACCTGAAAAGACCAAAGGATTTTTGAAAGACGGAACTATAAACATAAAAACTCTTGGGTGCTCTGATAATACTTTTAAAGCAAATAAGTGGATATACAACGTATCTTCAATTTACAAGGTTGTAAAAGTAGAGTTAATAAATTCATCTGATGATACCTATGAACTTACTTTAAATAAATCAAATTATTTTAAATCAGGAGATATTGCATCTTTAATAATCTCTGATGGAACAACAAGACAAACAAATATTACCGATATTAAATCTGAGAAAAAATTAACAATAAAAGGTCAGGGAACGTTAAACGTAAATTTAACATACAAAATTCAAAGAATTAGAAGAAAAGGATCTTCTAATACATTTACCAATTTAAAAGATTATTCGACAGATGTTGAAAATGTCTACAAAAGTTCCATAGATGGTAGTTATCTAGTATCGTCACCTTCTATACCACATTACAATTCACAACCAATCAATGTATCTCCAAAGGAATTAAAATTTAGTGGATCTTTTGTTGGAACTGAATTTGAAATTTCTCCTGGAGTTGAGCACGGATTTTACACTGGAGATGCTGTTTATTATTCAGCCGCTCTCGTTGATGAAACTTTTATTGATGACGTTGGTAATAGTTCAACTAGAAAAGTAAGAGGAGAAGCATTATTTGCTGACGGGTTATATTTTATACAAAGAGTAAATGGATTCACAGTAAAATTTGCAAAAAGTAGAAATGATATCAAAAATTCGACGTTTGTATCTGTTGATTCTGCAGTAACTGTATCTGATAGTTTAATTAAACCATTTGAATTTAATTCAAAAAGTTTAGAACCACAAAAAATTCTTAGAAAAATATCTACACCAAAAACTTCTGAAAAAATTCAAGCGACTAAACCAGGAACAACTGGTATATTAATCAACGGCGTTGAGGTTTTAAATTACAAATCAAAAGATGTAATTAGATATGGTAAAATTGAAGATATTGAAGTTTTATCTTCGGGAGAAAATATTGACATAATTAATCCACCTAATTTAATTATTAATGACTCTGTAGGAACAGGTGCCACGGGATTTTTAGCAATTTCTGGATCTTTAAGAGAAATTAGAATTAAAGATTCTGGATTTGATTATCTTAGAACACCTTCTCTTAAAATTGATGGAGGAAATGGTCAAGGTGCATTTGGATTAGTCAATATGAAATTAATTGACCATAATCCAGAATTTTTTGCAGATTTAGCATCTGCAAAAGTAATAATTGGAACTGATTCAAATCAATCTAGAATTGGTTTTTCAACCTATCATAAATTTAGAAATGCTGAACAAGTAATATATCGCACTAGTAATCAAAGTGGTATTGCTGGCATTGTTACAAACTCAACTTATTTTGTATCTACCATTGATAATGTTACTGTTAGACTTCACTCAACACAAGCTGACGCTATATCTGGAATTAACACAGTATTTCTTACTGAACATGGTGTAGGAAAACACTCTCTGCAATCTGTTAATAAAAAATCGGCAGTTCAATCAATAAATATTGTTTCTGGAGGTTCTGGGTATCAAACTAAGAAAAGGACTGCTCCTGCCGCTTCTGGGATAAGTACAGCAAGTAATTCAATTACTATTGCTAATCACGATTATAACTCTGGAGAAAAAGTAAAGTATACGTGTAGCGGAACTGTTGCCTCAGGACTTTCTGCAGACACTGAATATTACGTAACTAAAATTGACAATGATAATTTTAAATTATCCTCTGTTGGATTATCCTCTGATAGAGAATTTAATTATAGAACTAAACAATATGTTGATATCACCTCAGTTGGCGTTGGAACTCACATTTTCAATTATCCTCCAATAACGGCAACTCTTGTTGGAGAGGTTGGAATATCACCAATTGGAGATGAGACCTTTAAGGCAGATATTGAACCAATTTTTAGAGGAAGTGTATCTTCAGTTCACTTAGAAAATGGTGGAGTTGGATATGGATCATCTGAAATTTTAAATTTAGACTTTCAACCACAAGTTTCTATTGACCTAGGCGTTGATGCACAAGTAACTCCTATTATTAACAATGGAAGAATTCATAGCGTTATTGTTCAAAACACTGGATCCAGATATATATCTGTCCCAAATTTAGTTGTTAATGGAGATGGTATAGGTGCTGTATTAACACCTGTTCTTGAAAACGGATCTATTACGTCAGTTATTGTTGTAGAACCTGGTGGTGGATATTCTCAAAGTTCTACAACAATCGACATTATAAATGCAGGATCAGTTGCTAATGTTCCTAAATTCAAAACAAATCTTCAAAATTGGAGAGTTAATCTTTTTGAAAAAAATATCCCATATTTTTCCAATGATGATGGAACAATTATTGAGTCTTCTAATCAAAATAATTTGCAGTATGTGCATTTATATGCACCACGAAAACTAAGGGAAAATACATTTTCAATTAATCAATCGGGTGCTACTGCATTTGGAGAAAGAGATCTTAAAAAAGTTAATGGTGTTGAATCTGTATCGACTAAGCACTCTCCTATTTTAGGATTTGCTTATGATGGAAATCCAATCTATGGTCCTTACGCATATCGGACAAAAAGTGGTGGTGTTATATCTCAGATGAAGTCTGGATACACCCTAGACATTAAAGTAAATAGACCCCCTACGACTATTTTCCCAGAAGGATTTTTTGTAGAAGATTATACTCATACCAATTCAACGGATGAGAGTGTTCTTGATGAAAATAATGGTCGTTTTTGCATTACTCCAGATTATCCAGAAGGGACGTATGCATATTTTATGACAATTGACGACAAGGATGCATCTACATCTGGAATATTCAAGAATTTTAAAATTCCAAAATTCCCATATATCATTGGGCAAAATTATCATTCAATCCCAGACAAACTAAATTTCTCATCAGTTTCTTCTGCAGATTCTTTTGAAAGTTTTAAAAATGAATATAGAAGAAATACTCATCCATATAATTTAATAGAAGAAGACTCGGAATATCCATATATTAACATTCCAAATAAGTTATCACAAACATCTAATGTTACTGCCTCTTCTAGAGGAAGTGTTACTTCTGTGGGAATTGTTACAGGCGGAACTGAATATAGAATGCATGATACTTTAGTATTTGATAATACTGGAACTGGTGGTGGAGGAGTTTTTGCAAAAGTTTCAAGACTTGAAGGTAGACCTATTACTAGTGTTAGTGTTGCTACTAGTTCAATAGAAAACTTGGAAGTTTATCCTGGAGAATCAAAGGGTGAGTATATTTTATACGCAGATAATCCACATAATTTTAAAAATCTTGATATTGTAACCATATCTGGTCTCTCAACAACTTCTTCAAAAGTTGAAGGATCATATACTGTTGGAATTCAATCAAATAGATTTGCATTTGCCGGAGTTGGAACGACTGGTATTGCGATAGGAAACACATCTGTAACTGGTATAGTTACCTTCTTTAAAGTTACCGGAGACTTGTCTCCTTTCAAGATTAGAGAAAATGACATCTTGATGACCGGAGATGAAAAATTAAAAGTACTGAATGTGGATAAAATCAACTCTAGAATAAGAGTTCTTAGAGAGGCAGAAGGAACAACTGGTTCCTCTCACACTATTGGTAAATTTATTTTTGAAGTTCCTAGAAAGTTTACGATTAATAGTGGATTTAGAACAGATTATACTTATAGACAAAACAAACAAATTTACTTTAATCCAGTAAATGTCGTTGGACTTGGGACCACTGCTGGAGTTGGAATTGGAACTACAATCACATTTGCAAATCCTGGTGTTGGAGCAACTCAAAAGTTTATTCAAACACAAGCACTTTACATTAGAAATCACAACCTTCAAACTGGCGATCAAGTAACATACTCTGCTGGAATAGGTTCTGGAATAATTGTACAGGATGAAACTAATGTTGGAGTAGGAACCACTCTTGCAAATGGACAATCTTTATTCGTTGCCAAAATTAATGATGATTTAATTGGAATTGCTACAGTAAGAGTTGGTCTTGGAACTACTGGAACTTTTGTAGGTCTTGCAAACACAATATCTTCTACTCTATTCTTTAGATCTGTTGGCACTGGAGATACTCATAGTTTTACTACAAACCATACAGTTTTAACAGGCAATGTTGATAGACACTTAGTTACCGTAGCAACTGCATCAACTCATGGATTAAGCGAACCTCATATTATAGATGTAAAAGTAAATCCAAAAAATACTAAAACAATTGTATTGAAGTATGATGATTATAATAGAAGACTTTTAGTTGATCCTATAAGTTTTGTTGCATCTGACGTTAACACAACAACTAATGAGATAACTTTAACTTCTCATGGATTAAAGAGTGGAGATAAGGTTTTATACACCGCAACGGTTGTATCTGGAGGATTATCTAATGATAAAATTTATTATGTAAATCGTGTTGATCAAAATACGATCAAACTTTCAAATACTCAATTTAATTCAACTCAAGAAAAACCAATTATAGTTGATATTACTAGCGCATCGAATGGAACATTATCTCCAATTAATCCACCCGTTAAACTTTACAAAGACTCTACAGTAATATTTGATTTATCCGATCCTTCCCTTGGGTTTACAATTCAAGGTAAATCTTATCCTGCTTTTAAACTTAATTTTTACAGAGATAAAGATTTTAATGTAATTTGGGAAAAATCAGAAAATAGTAAAGTTTTTGAAATTGTTAGATCTGGTCTATCTGGATTCTCTAATGCAAAAGTTACTCTTGAAGTTAATAGTGATACTCCAGAGTTTTTATATTACAAACTTGATTTAGTTGATGCAAATCCAGATGTAGAAACACCTCAAGAAAAACTACAGATAATAACCGACACTGAAGTTGTTAACTCAAATCAATTAGAAATAAGAGACAGTATTTATCAAGGAACTTATAAAATTTCCACTCCTTCTACAACATCATTTGCATTTACTGTAAAAGATCTTCCTGAGGCATCTTCTTATACAACTGCATCTGGATCTTTGATAAGTTACATAACTGATTGCACTCATACATATGGACCAATAGCAAGAGTTGATGTTACAGGATCTGATGTAAATTATGAAACTCTTCCGGGTATATCAACGGTAAGCACCGTTTCTGGAACTGGAGCAATCTTAGAAGCACAAAGTTCAAATATTGGTGAAATACTCGGCACTAGAATTAAAGACATTGGATATGCATATCCATCTGACCCTACATTATCTCCATCCGCATTGTATCCACAAATAGTAAAAATAGAACCTCTATCTATTTTTGATTCTATTGGAATATCATCTTTTGGAAAAGGATACTCTGTTCCACCAAAATTAGTTGTTCTTGATGGAAAAACTCAAAAACTAATTTCAGATGTTGATTTAAAAGTAAGTTCTGGATCTCCAACCGTGGAGATATTAAAAAATACCAAAGGTATTAGTAATGTTGAACCAATATTAATACCAGTGCAAAGTGGTGCAGGCGTTGGAATTCGCACAATTTCTTATAATTCCTCGACAAAAGATGTAACTATTCAACTTGCTGTTGGATTTAGCACCGTAAATGCATTTCCATTTGCAGTTGGAGATAAAGTTTTAATTGAAAATGTAAGTGTCGGTGTTGGATCAACTGGAAAAGGATTTAACTCTGAAAATTATGAATATAAGTTATTTGAATTGACCGCTGTTAATGAAAGATTAGGTGGCATTGGTATTGTAACTTATAGTATGTCTGGACTTTTGGAGTCTAATGAAATAGTTGGTATTTTTGATGATGTAAATTCTTCAGGAAGAATAATTGCTCAAAAAAGTTTCCCATTATTTGAAACAGAATTAACCACAAGAGAATACTTTAAGGGAGAGGTTGTCACCTCAAATTCTGCTACAGGAATAGTAGATTCTTGGAATTCAAGTTCCAATACTTTGATAATTTCTTCAAGTGATAATTTTGTTAATGGTGAAAAAATTATTGGCAAATCATCTGATGCTCATGGAATAGCATCATCTATTACATCATATGAAAACTATTATAATTTGGATTTTTCGTCTAAAGTTATAAAAGGGTGGGATAATAATTCTGGATATGTGAATTTTAATAGTCAAAGATTACAAGATAATTTCTATTATCAAAATTTCTCATATTCATTAAGATCATCTGTTCCATTTGAGACTTGGAATGAACCAGTATCTTCCTTAAATCATACTTTAGGATTTAAGAAGTTCTCAGACTATCAACTAGAGACCTCAAATTCTAATTCTATGTCTGTTGGATTATCAACAAATTTGACATCGTTCTCTGTTGTTAACGATCTTCAAGGATTTGCTAGTATAAATTGTTTTTACGATTTTGATCTTGTATTCGAGAACAATTTAAATCTTAATTCCAAGATTGTTTCAAATGAAATTATGTTTGGAAATAGAATTCTAACAGACTATTTTGAATCTATCGGAAATAGAGTTTTGTCTATTGACGATATTAGTAGTCAATTTAATAGTAATCCAAGACCCACAGCATTTAGTGTTGTAGATACCTTTACCCTCTCTGATGTAAGATTTCAAAAGTATATCACTTATGTGAGAGATAAGAGATTTACTGCACAACGACAACTTATGTTAGTGGATATTGTTCACGATAATTCTCGTGGATATATCAACCAATATGCAAGAGTTGAAACTCAATACGATCAAGGATCATTTGACTTCAGTATATCTGGATCAGTTGGCCAACTTCTATTTTTCCCAACACGCTCAACTGTAAATGACTATAACATTATTTCTATGTCATATGACATTGATGATGAAGTTTTAGGAACTGGAAATACAAGTTTTGGTGGAGTTGTTACTGTTAATACTAGTAGTGTTGAAGTTGAGTCTGGAGTAACGAAAACTATCGTCTCCATAGCTGCCACACACTCTAGTTTGAAAGTTCTTGTTAATATTAATCCTGATATTGGATCAAATACTGAATTTGAGGCAGTCGAACTTAACATTACTAATAATGGCAGCGATATTGCCATTACTGAATACGGAAGACTTACAACAAATATTGGAGCAGCATCTGCAATAGGTCTAGGGACGTATCATGCATATGTTGATGGAGCAAATCTCAAGGTTGACTTTATTCCAACGGCAACTGGTATAGGAACTACTGGTGCAATTAACACTGTACAAGTTGGACTTGCCACTAATTCGGTCACTGGAATTGGAACTCTTGATCTAAGACATGCTCAACTTGAAGGAAGAACAACAAGTATTTCTGCATCTGGTTCTCCAGGAATCACAACTGTTGCCGAATATACTAATGCATATGATGGGGCATACTTCTTAGTTCAGGTTGCGGATACAACTAACGAAGAAATACAACTTTCTGAAATCGTCATTGTTGATGACTATGTTGATGGAACGGGAAGTTATGATGTTGATATGACTGAATATGGAAACGTTGAAACTTCTTCTGGACTAGGAACATTTGGAGCAAGAGTTTCTGCCGCAGGAACTGTATCGTTGGTATTTACTCCAAATACAAGTATAGACACAGTAGTCAATGTGTTTAAGAACGCGCTGAGTATTAATGATGATGTAACTTTACCCTCAACAGTGGAGTTTACTAACTCTTCAATCACAACAAAACTAGGAGATTATACTGGAACAGAAAGTGACATTAAGAGAGAATTCATGCTAGAGCATGAAAATAAACAAATCTTTGAAAGATATTTTGAAGGTAACAATAGTTCTGTCGTGGATGTTAGTACGAATACTATTAAAATCCCTGACCACTTCTTTGTTACTGGAGAAAAACTAAGATATGTTCATGTTGGAACTGCATCATCCGCAGTTGGAATTGCTACTTCATCTTTCGTTGGTGCAGCGGACACTACTTTCTTACCAAGTGAAAATATTTTTGCAGTTAAAGTTGATCAAAATACTATTAAGATTGCATCTAGTGCGGAAAATGCTCTTAAGGTAATTCCAGAGGTAGTTGAATTAGAAAGCGTTGGTATAGGTACATCCCATAGATTTATTTCTACCAACCAAAATGCCAAAGTAATTGTTGCTATTGACAATGTAATTCAATCTCCTGTTGTATCCACCTCAGTAACAACACATTTAGCAAAACAGATGTTGGATACTGATAATATAATAGAATTTAGTGGGATAACTTCATTCTTTGGATCTAATTTTATTAAGATTAATGATGAAATTATGAAGATTGAAGGTGTGGGTATTGGAAGCACCAACAGTATTAGAGTTCGTAGAGCATTGTTGGGAACAAAAATTACAGGAACTGCCGCTACAGATACATTAATTACAAAGATTGCCGGTAATTATAATATTGTTGACAACCATCTTAACTTTGCTGAAGCTCCCTTTGGAAATACTCCCATAGGGACAATAACAAATCCACCCGGTGAAAGAGATTGGACTGGCATTACTACTTCATCCAGTTTCCAAGGAAGATCTTTCATAAGATCTGGTGTTGAAAATACATCTAGTGAAACTTATCATAAAAACTATATTTTTGATGATATCTCAAATCAATTTAATGCAACTGAAAATGAGTTTACTCTAAAGCAAAATTCTTTAGATGTTACTGGTATTTCTACTGAAAATGCTATTATTTTGATTAATGACATATTCCAAACTCCAGGTGTTAATAATCAATATACTTTAGATGAAGCATCTGGAATTACTTCTGTCACATTCCGAGGAACAGACATAGTTCCTTTAGGTTCTGATGTTGGAATTTCTGATTATCCAAAGGGTGGAATTATTGTATCTGTTGCTTCTGACGAAGGTTTTGGATATCAATCTCTCATCTCTGCTGGTGGAACTGCAATTGTATCTGGAGTGGGCACTATTTCTTCTATTAGTATTGGTAACACTGGAACTGGATATAGGGGAAGAAATCAGTATGAAATTTTAACTGATACCTCTCACCCTGTTGCAGTTGGATCCACTGAAATTTATTTAGAAAATTCAAATAGTGTTTATGATGTCGTTAATTTGTTGAATACTGGAAATAATGTAACAATTGGTGTTGGAACATTCTTAAAATCAAATGTAACCGTTGTTTCTACTGCATCCACTTTCGTTAGGATTGGTGTTAATTCTACCAGTGCTCTTGAAATTCCAACTGGAACTCAGGTCAGTATTGGTATTACAAATCCAACTCTTGGGTATGCAAATGTAAGTGTAGCAAACAGTGATGTTGGCGTAACTACTTCAATATTCCATGTTGGTTTTGCAACCATTATGACTGGAACTGGTCATATCTCAACAGATGTAACTATCACGTATGCTGAGGGTGGATTTAATTCTTCTTCTTATGTTGTTGTAGATGATCCAGATTCTTACTCCAATATTGATCTTACCTATTCCAGTTCTTCATCTGGAGTTGGAACTCATGCAGTAATTGATGTTGTTGTTGGTCAAGGATCTAGTATAATTGATTTTGAACTTAGAAATAATGGATATGGTTATGGTAACGGAGATATTTTAACTGTTCCTATTGGTGGACTAACAGGAATTCCAACAACATCATCTTTCAGCGAATTCACATTAACTGTTGATAAAACTATCTCTGATAAATTTACTGGTTGGTCTGTTGGAACTCTTCAAGTTCTTGACAATGTTGAAAGATTTATTGATGGGGATAGAAAAGATTTTCCCCTTCTTCTTGAAGGTGATATAGTTTCTATTGTTGCTGCAAAAGGATCCAATATTAATGTTCAAGATGTTTTAATTATTTTTGTCAATGATATACTTCAAGTTCCAGGTCAAGGATATACATTTACTGGCGGAAGCACTGTTACCTTTACAGAGGCACCTAAACTTGGAGATATTATTAAAATTGTATTCTACAAAGGTAGCGGTGACAGCGATGTCATATTTAGAAATGTCATTGACACAGTTAAAAAAGGTGATTCCTTACAGATTAAAAATGATTCATCTAGAAATCAAGCTTCTTCACTTATCGAAGATGAAAGAATTGTGGATAATATTAAATCTTCAAATACTGTCTCTACAAATCCATATTTTGGACCAGGAAATACAAATGACGTAACTTTGGATAGACCTGTTATTTGGTGCAAACAAACTGAAGATGTTTT